TCCAATCGGTAAGGAAAGCTGCACTTCGTGGATTGCTTGCGAAGAGGTCTGAAAGGGCTTTTTCTCGCTCACGATAACCCGATAATTCATTGTCGTAACTGTCGTAATCGTCATTGATTTGACCGAATAACGCCTCATCATCGGCAAATTCCTTGTCGGGATACTTCGCTTTCAATCGTTCCGTGTATCGGTCTCGATTGCTTTTAACTTCCGTATTCTTAGACATATACTGTAAATATTTAGATGTTTTACTAAACTGTGAAGCAAAAATAGTCCGAAATAAACGCTTGTTATGTTTATCTTTTTACGCTCCAATGTGTAACTTTGGAACATAAATAAGTCGGCAATGAGTTAGAAAGATGAAGCATAAGGGTGCATTGATGGAGTACTCACAAGAGCGTTCAGACGACTTGATGAGGGCGTACGATGAATATCTTGCATCGTGCGACTATATCCGTATGCCCGATGTGTACAACAACATTGTCAATATGCCATCACGCCGTTTTTGGGTTAGCGACATTCGTGCTGCTCTTGTCATTTCTGCGATGATGAGGGGAGAGGCACGTTTGGATAAGATGTGTGCTTCCAAACGTGAGATGTACGAAGAAATCTACCGCCGTGTAGCCATAATGCGTGAGAAATATCCCGATAAGACTACTTCTGAACTCTGTGCAATGGTTGTCATTCAGCCTGCACCGAAATTCTATCTCACACCCGGCAGTGCCAAAATTATGGTTTGTAAAGCGAGGAAAGAATGGATAAGAAGAAAGCAGCAAAGGCTACGTCGCTTTTAATATCAATCCTCGTGTTCTGTCTCTCTTTGCAGGATATGGCGGATTGGTCTGCGGTCGGCATCTATACAGGGTGCGGACTCGGCTGTCGTATGCTCTATCCTTTTTATCACGCTAATGTATTGCACGCCACGTTGAATGCGTGGTGTCTGCTCTCTGTCATATTCATCTATGACATATCGCTATGGCGGTTTACCCTTGCATATATCATCGCAGTTGGAGTTCCGTCATTTTGTCTGTCCGACATTCCTACCGTTGGTTTGTCGGGCGTTGTGTTTGCACTCTTCGGCTCTATCTCGTTCGAGGTACAGCGTAAAGCATATTATCAGTTATGGATGCTTGCATACCTTGTGGCAGGCTTCTTTTTCCCCAACACCAATGCGTTGGTACACCTGTACTGCTATTTGGCAGGTGGGGCGGTGGCATTGTTGAACAAACCTGTAAAGATTGGCTGATATGAACATCGCAATACGCAATATCATCGAAGAGAACAACCGCCGTAATGCGGAGATATATGCACGTTTCGACCCGATTAGCGGCTTCGGCTCGGTCGGTGAGCGTGTTAAGGTGGTTATTGATGACTTCCCCATACGCACGCAATACCTGCCTGTCGAAATGATGAAAGTGCCGCTTGTACGGCAACTTGCGGAATGCGGCTCCATTAAAGCGTTCTTGCAGGAACTCGGAGCAAACGAAGAGGAGGACTACGAAAGCGACCGACTAAAAGTTATCAGTCAGTTTGTACGCATCAGAAACAAACACGACTTTCCCTTTTGGGCGGCTACATTTGTATATATCAAGAACAAAGGTGGTGGCGAAGATGTATTATTTCGCCTCACACGTCCTCAACGTAGGTTTATTGCACGCTTGGAAAAACGCCGCAAGGCAAACAAGCCTATTCGTATTGTTCTCTTGAAGGCTCGACAATGGGGCGGCTCAACCACATCGCAGTTGTATATGGCGTGGTTGCAACTCGTTCACAAGGTCGGTTTGAACTCGCTTATCATTGCACATCAAGGAGCAGGCTCTGACGAAATCAAGGATATGTTCGACCGTATGATTAAGAACTATCCTGTGGAAATGCTGCACAAGTTAGGCGAGGCATACAATGAGAATGAGCCTAAATTGGTCGGCGTGGGTAAGTCGGGCAGTATTCATCGTGTACCACAGCGTAACTGCAAAATCAAGATTGGTACAGCAGAACGCCCGGACTCTTGTCGTGGTGGTGATTATAACCTCGTGCATCTTTCCGAGGTCGGACTGTGGAAAGCAACAGAGGGAAAGAAGCCCGAAGATATTGTGCGCTCTGCTTGCTCGGGTGTATTGCTCCGTCCTTACACGATGATTGTATATGAGAGTACCGCCAATGGTACAGGCAACTTCTTCCAAAAGGAGTATGACGATGCCAAGAGCGGAAAATCACAGTTTGAAGCGATGTTCGTTTCGTGGTTTGATATTGAGCAGTATTCTTTGCCTCTCGATGATGTGGAGATATTCGCACAGATGCTCTATGCCAACCGTGAGAACGACAATGTTCCGTCAGTTCGTGAGGAGAGCGGAAAATATCTGTGGTGGTTATGGGAACAGGGTGCAACACTCGAAGCAATAAATTGGTACATACAGGAGCGTGCAAAGTACACCGACCACGGACTGATGGCGGCAGAGTTCCCGTCAGATGATGTTGAGGCTTTCGTACATTCGGGAGCAAGAGTGTTCGACAAATACAAGGTCGAGAAGCTGCGCCCATCGTGTCGCCCGGCTCGATACATTGGTGAGGTGTATGCCGATGAAGATGAGGGCAAGAATGCTTTGAAAAATCTACGCTTCACCGAAGATAAACAGGGCTTGCTGCACATTTGGGAAATGCCCGAGATTGACGATAAAGAGATTGTAACAGACAGATATGTTACGATAGTCGATGTCGGAGGACGTTCCAACAAAGCGGACTTCTCTGTTATCCTCGTTCTCGACCGTCTGTTTATGGCAGAGGGTGGAAAACCTACGGTTGTGGCACAATGGTACGGACACATAGACATTGACTTGTTGGCGTGGAAAGCGGCACAGATAGCAGCGTTCTATGACAACTCCCTGCTTGTGATAGAGAGCAACACGCTCGAAACACACGATAAGGAAAGAGAGGTGGACGGCGACCAATCACAGTTTATCCTCAATCAGATTAAGGATATTTATCCCAACCTCTATGCACGCAAGCAGTCGGAGGAGGCAATACGTGAGGGCTTGCCAAAGAATTATGGCTTCCACACAAACATTGCAACAAAACCAATGATTATATCCACACTCGTAAAGGTCATTCGTGAGAACCTCTATACCGAACGTGATGCACGATGCCTGGACGAATACCTGTGCTATGAGAAGAAACCGAACGGAGCATTCGGAGCAATTACAGGAAAACACGATGACTTGCTGATGACACGTGCAATAGGTCTGCACATCTGTTTCTTTGAAATGGAATTGCCGAGGTTTGTTCCTCGTGTGGGCAGGTTTATAACCAAGAAGAGAAAGGCGGTATCTGCCGCAACAATATAAGTTTAACTAAATAACAACAGTACAATGAACATTTTCAAGAAATTCAAAGCCTCTCTTCGTTTGCGTGAGGCAGTGAGAAAAGCAGACAAGGCACACAGTGAGAACGGACAGCGTTACTATGTAATGCCAACAAGTGGTACAAGCGGACAACTTGTCATTATGGATAGGAACAATTTCCGTAAACTCAAGCAGAAGCACTACATCAATTACAACACATTCGTGAGAGACCTTGAAGTGGAGTGTTTCTACTGTACTCCGTACCGCAACGGAATGGGCGAACTCCATCCTGCCGTTATAGCGAAGAAGCGTAAGCAGTATTACTCTTGGTTGGAAGCAATCGCTAAATCAAAGAAGAATGGGCAGGTACGGAAACATTGACGGTATAGCAACGCTAACCAACAACCCCAATGCCACAGATAATGCAAAGGGAACAATCGGCAAGAAAAATGGCATTTGGGCAATGGCAAAGAATATTGAGCCTGTCTGCCACGAAGACAAAGTTGTAACATTAGATGATGTCGTAGAATATCTTGAAGACATTTCTCACTCTACAAAGAAGTAAACAAAGAGGGCGTATAGATTGGTTTTCTATACGCCCTCTGTTTTATGCTGCCATTGCGCTGTGCAATCTTCCTACGGCTTGCATATTGGCTCCCTGCTGTGCTTTCGCCATCAGTTCGGGAGAAAGACCGTCAGGAACTTTGCCCTGCTCTAACTGCTCTTTCTGCGATTTGATGCTCTGCAACAATTCATCAGCAAATGGGAAGTCTCCGTGTTCAAGCAACTGCTCTACGCTGATTGCCTTCGATTGCCACAACTGCAACAGTATATCGTTGGCAAGATGTCTGTATGCAGGTGTCGTTGTGCTTTCTGTAATGCTCAAATCGAACTCCACGTCTCGTATCTTCTTCGGGTCGTACTCGATTTGTGCGCCGCTCTTGCCTGCAATGTTGAATACTCTCTTGCTGTCATAGAACTGCTGCATATTCTTGACATCCTTGTACGCTCCGTCCACAACAAAGCCGCTGAAGCACTCCAACAGGTCAAGCAATGTAGTGGTGGCGTTCTGTGTCTGCTGTTGGTAATGCGCAGCACTCTCGCCCGAAAATCCGGGCTTGCCTTGCAATGCACCTGTAACACCAGATATGTCCTCAAAGAACTTCAACTGCATATTCAGCAACTCGGCAATACCGATGTTTGTCGAATTGTTGGCAACCTGTTCCGGCACTTTGCCGCTCTTGCTCGGCTTATAGACAATGACACCGTTAAACTCGGTCCAACTCTCTGCAATATCGTCAATGCTGACACCATCCGGCAAACAATCCTCGGGCATCATCAGCACACCTTTCGCACTTGCACGCATTATCCAATCGTACAATGTAATCAGTCGGTTGGTGTATCGCTGTTGGTCGATTACGTCAGCCACAAATGAATGTATCTCACCGTCAATGAACGGATATGCCTTGAATACGTATGGGTGGCTCTCGTGTTCGTATGGTGTTTCGCCCTCTTTCAAGATGTCTCCGAATGGGGACAGATAGTAGAAATACCAATAATCATCGACAAACCAAGTGGCTTTAATCAATGGCACTTCGTCCTCGGGCATACCGACAGCCTTTGCCATTTGCATACGCTCCTCATTAACGGCAACAACACTCTTGTAGTAGTCCTCAACATCAATCTTAAAGATGTCGCCATTTTGGTAGTCGTGGCATCTGTATCTCGGCTTCTGCTCTTTTCGCCACAATTCAATTACCCTGCATCGTCCCGGCTCGCTTGTGAACAGAAAATCATAATTCTCCAAACGGCTATATCCGAAACGCTCTGCATACGAGGCAATGTATTCCTTTTTCGCAGCCCACTTGTAGATTTCACGGAGTTTGCGGTACTCCTCGGGTGATGTGGCGAACTGCTCACACAACTGCCCAAATGAAATGTCGTGTATCTCGCCAAGCACCGAAACGTCCCAACCTCTGAAATCACGCATATTGTTGTCGATAAAGAAATTGTTTGGCTGAACATAGTCCGTCCAACAGTCCTCCTTACCATTACGCCAACCGTATGACTTGCGGTGTACTATAAAACCGCTGATTAGAAACTCTTCCATTGTTCGGGCATACACCTCCGTCATTCTGTTAAGTTGCATATTGCATTGCAGAATGGTACTCATTGTTTCGCCCAACTTCTGTTCGTCTCGGTCTCGTGCGGTACAGGTCGGCTCTTTACTCTGACTGCGGTACACACCAAGCACACTTTTGACTAATCTGCGGATAAGGTTGTTTTTCAACGGCACATTGCCCTGACTCTTGATGTACTCTTCCTCGGTCATAGTCTTGCCGTCCACACAAATTTTATCGTCCCATTGGAAACCATAGGTGTAACGCTTGTTGCGTTCTCTGTCCTTTCGGAAATCCTCCATCTGGTTCCAATAGTGCTGCGCTTCCATCAGCACATCAAACGCCCTGCGGTCGCCGAACTGCCGTGAAGACATTGCTACGGTGTCTATTTCCTCCGTATCACGCTTGGGAGCGATACGGCTCATAGACAATAACCTTTTATTTCCTTTTTCTGTATGCATAATCGTTGAATATTATAGAATGCTTAGGATAGCCACAAAGGTACTACCCCAAGCATTCTTTTCAAGTATAACTATTTACGTTCCTCTAAATCTTCCAACTTCTCAAGCATTTCGACTTTTAGGTTCATAATCATAGTTTCAACATCTTCACGTTTTGTTGGGTCTTCGATAACTTTCAGTGCATCACTCGCCTTTTTAATGGCTTTATCATAACCCTTTACTAACGCATATCGCTTGAATACCTCCGAATTGATAAGTTCGTTTACCTTTTCGGCATACTCAATATTGCCCATTCTGATTTCTCGTTTATACCCACTAAACAAATGTTGAGTATCTTTCATTTCATCGACAGCATTAAAGTATTCTCGGTTTATCTGACTACCTGCCGTTCGTTCCTCCGCTGTCTGGTAGAAACTGCTTATTACAGGAACATTACGCCACTCTCTTAAATCCTCATTCCATAACATTTCCAATGTTTTTTGAGACTTGTTAATTGTTTTACCAACACCACCGAGGTAACTTTC